TATAGAGAAAAACGTGACTATAACAGTTTGCCTTATGCAGAGCTGTTTGATAATGTACACTTGATAAATGAACAAACACTAGTAAAGGATGATGTAGCACTTGTTCCTTGGTTAGTTGGTGATGAGTGGACACAAGTAAGCAAAACCAAATGCAGATATATGTTTGGACACTTTGAACTTCCCTACTTTAAAATGAATGCTATGGTAGAAATGCCAGACCATGGACAACTTAATGCAGAACACCTGCAAGGTCCAGAATATGTGTTTACTGGACACTTTCACAAAAGACAAAACAAAGGTAATGTACACTATTTAGGATCTCCGTTTCCTCACAACTATGCTGATGCATGGGATGATGAACGTGGTATGATGATCTTAGAATGGGGTGGTAAGCCTGAGTATATAGATTTTGATGGTCCAAGATATAGAAATGTAAGTTTGAGTAAATTAATTGATGAACCAGATGTAATACTCAATAATAAAACTTATTGTAGAGCTACATTGGATATTGCAATAAGCTATGAAGAAGCTAGCTTTATCAAAGAAACTTTTAGTCAACAGTATGGTGTAAGAGAGATAACACTTATGCCTACTAAAAAAGAGGAACATGCACAAGACTGGCGAGTAGTAGACGATATTGAAGTTGAAAATGTTGATCAGATAGTGTATAATAGTTTAAATGCTGTGGACAGTGACCTAATAGACAAGAAACTACTAGTAGAAATATATAACAACCTATGATAACAATCAAAGATTTAACCGTTAAAAACTTTATGAGTGTTGGCAACGTTACACAGGCTGTGCGTTTTACTGACAATGGACTTACACTTGTGTTAGGAAATAATGTAGACTTGGGAGGAGATGGTAGTAGAAATGGTACAGGCAAAACTACTATAATAAATGCACTCAGTTACGCTATATATGGCAATGCATTAACTAACATACGCAAAGACAATCTAGTAAACAAAACCAACGGCAAAAGCATGATGGTTACGTTAGATTTTGTAAAAGATGGTGTTCAATACCGTATTGAACGGGGTAGAAAGCCTAATGTGCTTAAATACTATGTCAACGAACAGAATGTTGAAGAGGACGAAGCACAAGGCGAAAATCGTCAGACTCAAACACAAATAGAAAAACTGTTTGGTATGAGCCATGATATGTTCAAACATATTGTTGCACTAAACACATACACAGAACCATTCCTCAGTATGAGGGCTAATGATCAAAGAGCAATTATCGAGCAATTACTAGGTATAACAATGCTCAGTGAAAAAGCAGAGGTTCTCAAAGAACAACAAAGGCTAACGAGAGATGCAATTAAAGAAGAAGAGTATCGAATTAACGCAGTTGAAGAAGCAAATTCCAGGATTGAGAAAAGTATCAGTGATTTGGAACGCTGGCAGAAAATTTGGCGGGATCAACAAGAAACTACTGTCCAAGGTATCCAGCAACAAATAAACACACTGGAAAAAATAGATATCCAAACTGAACTCAGCAATCATACGTTGTTGAGTGATTACCTAGAAAAGAAAAAACTTAAAGACCAAGCGGAACGTTGGTTATCTAATATTCAAGGCGACAATACAAAACAGCAAAAGTTGATTGATAAACTTAACAAAGAAATTAATTTGCTGAAAGATCACAAGTGTCATTCTTGTGGACAAGAGATACATGATGAAAAACAAGAAAGTATTTTAAGTAGCAAACAAGAACAGTTAAGTGATGCACAACAACAAGTCAAAACAAATCATGAACAAGAAAAAGAATGGTTTGATGCTATCACACAACTTGGAGAACTTGGACAAATTCCTGCTACACACTACAACACAGAAAAAGAAGCACACAAACACAACATGGAACTAGAAAACTTGCGAAGTCAAGCTGATGCAAAGTCTAGCGAAGTTGACACATATCAAGAACAAATTGAAAGTCTGCGTGAAACAGGTGTACAAGAGATAACCTGGGATACTATGAATCAACTGAATACAGTAAAAGATCATCAGGACTTTTTGTACAAACTGTTGACCAACAAAGATAGTTTTATAAGAAAACGCATAATTGAACAGAACCTACAATACCTAAACAGTAGACTAGCATACTATTTGACAAAGCTAGGCTTGCCACATGAGGTTGCATTCCAGCCAGACTTGACTGTGGAAATAACAGAACTGGGCAGAGATTTAGACTTTGACAATCTAAGCAGAGGCGAACGAAACAGACTGATACTAGGACTAAGCTGGAGCTTCAGAGATGTTTTTGAAAGTATGAATACTCCTATAAACTTTTTGGCTATCGACGAACTCATTGATAGTGGTATGGACACTAATGGTGTTGATGGTGCGTTGGGTGTACTCAAAAAGATAGAACGTGAACGCAACAAAAACATATTCCTAATCTCACACAGAGATGAACTTGTAGGTCGTGTGAACACAATACTACAAGTAATCAAAGAAGGTGGCTTTACTACATTCAGCACAGACACGGAGTTTGTAGATGCCAAGTAAAAGTATGTGGAAAGAAAATACATTTTGGGAACACTTTTGTAAAAAACAACAGGATGTTTTAGGTTTTCCAAAAGGAGTAGAATGTGATTGGTGCGGAGAAACTGAAGCAACAGGAAATAAGATTGAAACTCCTTTTCAAAGAAAGCAGAAAAAAACTACAGGTGAAAAAGTTTTTGGATATCACCCACAAGAATTATTAACAAGCAAAATACTACCTATAGACGTATTTTATAAACTTTTTGGACAAAGCAAATGAATGACGATGATGATTCAATTATAGACATTGGTGCTTTTAACAACAAAGGTCAGAAAGGTGATGATGACTTTGAAACTTGGTTGGTTAACGAAGCTCCGTTTGTGCCACATAAAGAAGATAGTTACACTGTAAGCATAGGAGATACAATGTATGACACATGTGCGACTTCATGCACAACTACATTGACTGGACTGTCTCCAACATTTACTATTAAGGATATGCCACATTTTGCAAAAAGCAAACGGCGAATGATACCAATTGATATTTTACACAAATGGTATCCAGAAGAAATGAAAGAAGTTGATGAAGAATAAAATTTATATGTTTGATGTTGACGGTACACTTACTGATCCACGACGTACAATAGTGCCAGAGTTCAAAGAGTTTATGTTTGACTTTGTTGCAAACAACACATGTATGATTGTTACAGGAAGCGATAGACCAAAGACCATCGAACAGATCGGAGAAGATCTGACCAACAGTTTTGCAAGAGTATATCATTGCAGTGGCAATCATGTTTTTGTAGGTAAAAAAGAAGTATACAAAAGCGATTGGTCTTTAACTGAAGCACAACATGTATTTTTGAATACTATATTAAATACATTTGATTATCCTGAAATGACAGGTAATCATATTGAACAACGAACAGGTACTGCAAACTTTAGTATTGTTGGTAGAAATGCAAACTGGAAACAAAGAGAAGACTATGCTGTCTGGGAAAAAACTAACAGAGGCAGAGAAACTGTGGCTATGTACTACAATCAAGAATTCAAAGATAGTGTAGCACAAGTGGCTGGTCAAACAAGCATAGACATTTTTAAGATAGGCTGTGACAAGAGTCAAGCTGTAAAAGAACAAGAAGGAACAACAATATATTTTGGTGACCATTGTCACCCTGGTGGTAATGATTATAGTAGTGCTATGGCTAGTACTAATTTTCATCACATTACCCATGGATATAAAGAAACTTGGAAAATATTGAAAAAAGTATATAAAACCGGTTGACAATAGTAAAAAAAGATATATATAATTGTTGCAATGAATACAAATGCAATGGACTTATCAAGGCAAAATAGTTGAACAAATACCTGAGGAATATGTAGGATTCGTATACCTTATTACCAATCTTACAGATAACCGAAAGTACATAGGCAAAAAACTAGCACAGTTTAAAGTAACCAAAAAACCTTTAAAAGGCAAAAAGAACAAGAGACGATCAACAAAAGAAAGTGACTGGAGAGACTATTGGGGATCCAGTGACAAGTTGAACGAAGATGTTCAAAAATTAGGCCCAGAAAACTTCACACGTGAAATACTGCACTACTGCACCAGCAGAGGCGAACTAAGTTATTTAGAAGCCAAAGAACAGTTTGACCGTGAAGTTCTTAAAACTGACGAATACTACAACGGCATAATAAATGTAAGAGTTGGCAGTTCTAAGGCACTTATTGAATCACTAAACAGACACCAGTCGTAACATACCCTCTTTGACAAAAGCATTGAGATTGTTCGCAGTGATGCGGGCCGTCAGAACTTGCCCGAGGGAAACAAACCAAATGAGTGGGCTCTACTGTGCCATTGTAACCCACGGATAGCTC